TGACCGTTAAGTCATGCCTCGGTTTTAAAGTCTTGTTACCTGACATGTGACGAGAAGGGACCGGCCCCTGGGCACCAAATAGCCCGGAATTTGTCATTCCGAAGCAGGATTTGTCCGTCACGCTGCATACAAAAGAAACGGTCTTACGTTACCCCATCGTTAAAGGGGTACCGCAAGGGGAAGAGCAGACTTCTTAAAAAAGCCACTGTCGGTGGGAAGAATAACCCGTGCGACATAAACTAACAAAAATTGATTTATGAAATGACAACAAACAAGATAACACCGATTTCATATTTCGCCTCGCGTAAGCTTGACGGAATCCTTTCAAGTGTTATTCCTCCTGACCACGCGGCCCGTGCGGTTGACTGCTCCCTATTGGGGCAACCCTGCCAGGGAGGCACTAGTGGGGCGACCTGGAAGTCGTCCAGTCATAAGTGCTTCGGTCGAGGAAAGGAGGTTACCTGTCGTGCTGCGGGTAAAACGAAAAAGAAGCACCAAGGATGCTTTCCCGGGGGGAGCACCTTTCAAGCTCTACCCTCGGAACCGTGCTGGGTTGACCCTAACCCATGCCCGGCCATCTCGGGATTTGTCTCTCGGGGTGCTCGCCGGGAAAAAGAAAAGACAAAGGGAAATACGTTCGCTTGCCTCGGTGACCAGTCACTGGAGGACGAACGGGTGCTCGAGGAATGCGCTGACCTCAAGAGTAACAAACGGAAAGTGCAAAAGATTGTGAAACTCCTCGGGGTGGACCGATCTTTGAAGCCGACCCAGTCGGTACCGGACCACATTCCCTGCGGCTCTCTCCGAGACGCGGTGAAGTCAATGTTCAGCGGTTCACAGCTTACCTTAGCTGACGCGCTGTCCATCAAATCCGCCGCAAAGGTGGAGAAAAGAACCTGTGAGTTTTGCGAAAACCTGCAAAGCGACAGGATGGATAATTGGACAAAGGAAAGGTTATCCCCTCAAGAAGTAGATGAGGAGCACTTGGAAAGGTTCGTTAAGGCTTTCCGCTCTAACGTTGAAACGGGATGGAATCGTTCTGCGGCGTGGCGGCCCTATGTCCCTAATGGGCATGCCACGCTCAACAACAGCCGGTGCGTAGGTGGGAACTGGAATGAGGAGGAATTCTCAGACCGGTGCGAGCCCACAGGTGTGATAAGTTCGGGAAAGTTTCGGATTGTGACCCTGTTTTCTGGTCACAACGTATCCGTACTGACCCCGCTTCACCGCGCGCTGTACAGTTCGATTCAAAGGAAGGGATGGCTTCTTGTGGGTAGCCCGACCCGTGAGCGGCTTCTCCACCTCGACCAAGCGGCCGAGGGAAAGCAATGGTTGTCTTTCGACTACGAACAGGCAACTGACAAAATCAAGATAGCGTACGTACGGAGAGCTATCGAAATCTTGATAGAAAGAGCTGAGGGGTTGACAGAAGAGGAGATCAGGTGCTTAAGAGTGGTAGGTGATCTTAAGCTGTGGCTTGACAGCGAGGAAACCTACGTTTCCGCCGCGAGCGGTCAGCCCATGGGTAGCCCCATGAGTTTTCCGCTGCTGTGCCTGATCAACAAAACCGTCGTCGACCTCGCCCTCAGTTCCCTGCTTGAGAGAAGGGACATCACCGTGAAAGAGTGGCGCAAGCACCCGTGCTTGATTAACGGTGATGACTTATTAACGAAGAGCACCAGCAGAGGAGATCTCGCGGGCAGTATATTCCGGGAGGGTGCGAAAGTTGGCTTAAAGTCCAACTGGAGCAAGACCCTTTCGAGCCCGGTGACTGCCGAGATTAACTCCACCTGTTTTGATAGGTGCACTCTTCAAAAGAAAACAAATGTGTCCGCTCTATGGATGGGAGCGGAGGTCCAGGACGTTGTGGGTTTCGCGAGGGAGTCCTCATCGACTAAAGCAGGGTTTGTGGCAATTGTCCGTAGCAACGTCTCGCGTTTGGCTAAGGCCGAACAAAAGATTGTGCACCGCATTCCCCGTGACTATCGACGAGCCCTCGTGAAAGACAAGAAAATAAGAGACGCCCTGGCTTCCCGTCCGACTTCGAGAGCGCCGATGGACACCAACCTCTTCCCTACCGTATCATTGCCCGATGGTTACGACATGACAAAAATAGAGGAGGCTGAGGTAATCCGTGACCGGGTTAGGGCCATTCGGCAGTCCCAAATCTTTCTGGAAGCAAAAGCCCTGAACGCAAGGAACGCAAGCAAAAGAAAGAAGATAAAGGCTGTCAAGTGTGGGGAGTTATCGGTGCG